CCCGCCCCTGCGACATGGACGACGAGATTATCGCCCGCGCCATCGAAGAGGCCGAATTGCTCGACATCAAACCGAAGCTGGGCGACGAACTGTTCATGCGGCTACTTACGCACGTGCAATTCGCCGTACTCCTTAATGGCGGCGAGTACACCGACGAATGCAGGAACCAGCGGCATTTCGTCGGTCTGCGGCGGACGCTGGCATACTACGTTTGGGCGCGCCTCGTCAAAACGAGTGTAAACCATTTGACACGCTTCGGCTTCGTGCAGAAGCGCGACGAATATTCACAGGCGACCGAATACCGCGAGCGGCAAACGGCGTACAACGACGCTTTCGCCATCGCTGACGGTTATATGAAAGAGTGCCTTGCCTACATCCAAGCAAAGCCGGAAATTTTCGCTGATTATACGCTCAAGGGGAAAGTCAAGGCCAATCGAACGAAATTCAAAATTTTAGGCAATTAACTATGTATGACATCAAATTAGGGCAGGGATGCGGCATCAAAGCCACGATGTTGACTCCGGCAGGCGGCGTCTGCGATCTGCGCCGGGCACGCTATATCGCAGCGTCACTCGTACTGCCGTCCGGTGCGACCATGAACTGCGAGGACATCGCGTTTAACGAGGTCACGAACGGCGTCTATGTCCGCCTGCTCGGAACCCGCGAACTGACTACCACAGGGCAATACGGCATCGTCTTCAACGTCAAACTGGAAGACAAGACGATGTATTCGACGCCCGTTGTGTGGTTCGCAGAGGTCAAAGAGGACGCCCCGACGGGCTATCACGAACTGACGCTATCGCTGTCGCTTACCGTCGTAAATTTCCCGGATAATGTTTCCTATACAGGAGCGTCGCCAAAAATCAGCGACAAAAATACGTGGCTGGTCTACGACGATGATCTCAACGCGTATGTCGACACGGGTATCGAGGTCGGATATGCGAACCTGCTGTCACGCTACGACGGTAAGTTTGCCGAAATCGTTGTCCCGTGTACCGAGGCAACCAACGCGGCCGCAGCGGCTACGGTCGCTGCAAACAACGCAGCCGCAGCAGCCAATAGTGCAGCAGGAAGCGCATCGGCGGCGACAGCCGCAGCGAATACAGCCGCAGGCAAGGCCAACACCGCAACGACGGCGGCAAATAACGCAGCAACGGCGGCCAACACGGCCACGGGCAAAGCAAACGAGGCGGCGACAGCAGCAAATAATGCAGCGGAATCCGCACAGCGCGTCGTCGACACCTACGACGACGTTATCAATACGCTCGCGCACTCCGACTGCACCCTCGACGAGCGGGTCGAGGCACTCGAAAAGGCGCTTATAGCCGTCTTGTCGGGTGCTGTCGTGATTCCCAAATTGCAGATCAAGGAATTGAACGTATGGGGCAATAACAGCCTTGCCCTCGTCGGCGACAGCGCACCGACGAAAGCCCCGGACAGAGCCGGGCAGTTCTACATCGACAAGACCGCCCGCGCGCTCTATTTCTCAACGGGTAACGCGGCCGTGTCAGACTGGAAAATTCAATAATGCAAACGGAATATGGCACAGGTTAACAAATACGCAGATCGGGCTGCTTATACGGCCGACGCGAAACGTCTTTCAACGAAATCGGCCGTTTCGTTCATCGAAAATGAAACGACAACGATTTACGACGGTGTGAATACCGTCGTCGGAAAATCGGCTGCCGCCATCGGCGATCTCGCCGTTTTCGATAAAACGGACGGGGTTATCAAATACATCAAAAGCGCAACGATTGCCAAGGCGCAGATTCCAGCAAACCTTGTACCGCTGGCCGTCGTCTATGCGCGACAAGGTGAACAGCTATTGATCGTATCGCTCGACCATGTTTCGGGCAGCATCCGCTGGGCACATACCTACGAGGTTGCATTGTCGGGTTTCGATCTCGCTGCGGGCGGCACAATCGTGTTGAAGCTCGGTTCCGACCCTGCCGCCGCAGAGGTGTCGATAGCGTATACCGCAGGCGCAACGCTCGCGGATGTTGCATCGGCTATCAACGCGAAACTCAAAGGTGGGACACCCAATTACTCCTCGACGGATTATGGGGGATGGGCGGCGACTGCGGCGGACAATTTCGTCGTGATGGGTTCGAACACGTATAACGCCTCCCGTGCGGCGATTGCCGTTGTTGGCGGTTGTCAGATCGCAAGGACACCGGAAGACATTAACTACCAAACAACGTTGACGGGGGTGTTGATCGAGGGGTCAACCGAATATGTCCGCCGCAACAACGGCGTTAATTCGTCGTTTGCGGGCTGTAATCCCGAAAAATTCCTGCAATACTATTCGGCCAACGGAAGCGATACCACAGGAATCAAACCCGGAAGCAGCACCATAATTCGGGAAAGCGCCTTTACGGAAGAGGCCAACCCGGAACTGGTCGCCGCCTATCCGACCTACCGGGATTATCTGTTCGGAGAACATTTGCTGCAATATCCCGCAGCCTACGGCGCGCTGCTTCGTGATGGCAAGGCCAACACGCACCTGATCGGCGGTCTGCGGTTCGTCGACATCCACGGCGAAAGCGTTCCCCGTTATCCGGCCGCTGCGGCCGCTCTCGACTACGGCGTCACGGTCGAGGGCGCAACTACCGGACTGGAAGCGGGCGCATGGTGGCTGCCGTCCGTCGATGAAGTCTACCTGCTCATGCACGACCGCGTGCTAACGTCCGCCGACCGGGAAAGCGACCCTGTAAACCGCACGCTGTCGCGCCTCGGTAAGACGACCTGCTACGGATCGGGTTATTATCCGTGGACATCGTGCGAGTACAATTCCTACGGCGCGTTCGTCTACGGCGGCAGCACGGGCGGCGTGAACAGCAACTTCAAGTATGGCACGTTCGCCGTGCGTCCGGTTTCCGCTTTGTAAAAACAGTTTTCAGTTTTTAATTCCCGCGCCGCATCGCGTCGGCGTGCGGCGCGGGTTCGCAAGTTAGACCTATGGCAAAGAAATTATCTATCCTCGACAAAACGTTCCAACTGGCGTTGCTCCTGCATCGCCGGACAGCGGAATTCAATCGCAAATACAAATTCACTATCGGCGACCGCATCGACGTTGTGGCAGAGGAAGCGCAGGAAATGATACTGCGGGCGAATCATCAAACCGACCCGAAACGGGCCGCACAAATCATCTACGATTTCGTCCTGCGTATTGACACCCTGTCGCTAAAACTGCGGATGGCCGTTGCGCTGGGTCTGATGAGTGACGACGCAAAAGCACAATGCGATATGCTTATCGCAAAGATTAAAGACGAGGCGAGGGGTTGGCGAAACTATTTTCTGCGTGGCGAGGGTGTCGTCGGCAAGAGCAACGGGCCGTCGGCAGAGAGCCTATAATTATTATTTTGAAAAGGGTTTGCATACTATCATTCATAGTTATACCGACAATGCAAAAAACTGGCGAGTACAATTCCAACAACGCGTTCATCTACAACGGCAACACGGGCAACGTGAACAACAACAACAAGTATAACACGAACGCCGTGCGTCCGGTTTCCGAATTTCAAGGTAATGTAGACCCTTTCGCCTCGTTCTATAAATCAATGCGGGCGGCATATCGCCTATGCTTAAAAAACAAAGCGCATACCGCTAACGCGATACGCTTTTGGCTTGATGAAGAAAGCGAGCTTGTCGCGCTCGCCCGCGAGGTGTTCAACTGCGAATATGTCCCGCGGCAATCCATCGCATTTATCGTTACGAAACCATGCCTGCGCGAAGTGGTAGCCGCCGATTTCCGCGACCGAATCGTGCAGCACTATATCGTCATGCGCCTCGAAGCTCTTTTCGAGGAATGCGGAACACTCGACGATAACATGTTCAGTTGCCGCGTCGGGAAAGGCAACCTTGCGGCCATACAGGCCCTACAACAGCAGATATTCCACCAGTCGAAAGGTTATACCACCGACTGTTATGTGGCAAAATTCGACCTGCAATCATTCTTTATGAGCATCGACAAACGCCGTCTTTACGACGAGTTGGTCGCATTGGTCGCCAAGCGCTACGAGGGATGGGATAAGGATACGCTGTTGTATCTTATCCGCGTCGTTACGCTGCATAATCCGCAGGACAACGCCGTGCGGAAAACTCCACTTTGCGATTGGGCTGACCTGCCGCGCTCGAAGAGCCTCTACAATGTCGATTGGTTCCTCGGTTTAGCCATCGGGAACCTCACGTCGCAATCCGACGCGAATTTCTACAACGCACCCGCGATGCGGTGGATGCGCTCCGTTGGCCTCGCTCCTGTGAACTACGTCGATGATTTCGCATTCGTCGTCCGGGATAAGGCATCGTTTCTTACGGCCATGCCTTATATTCGAAACTATTTCGCCGCAGAACGGGGACTGACGATGCACCCGCGGAAATTCTACCTGCAACACTACTCGAAAGGCATCAAGTTTTTAGGTGCGGTTATCAAATACAACCGCGTCTACACGAACAACCAAACCGTCGCACGGTGTTTCGGAAAGATTCACTACTACAACGAAGCGTGCCGACACAGTAGCCGCCGCAAGGCCCGGCATGTCGAGAAGCTGGCGACAATCCTAAACTCCTATTTGGGGTTGATGCGGCATTTCGATACGTTCAACATTCGTAAACGCATCGCCGCAGAGGTCGGAACCGTATGGTGCGACTATATCCGTTTCGACGACGACATCACGACGGCAACGGTCGTCAAACATTTCCGGCAACGGGAAATCTGCAAATACAACGTCCGCAAACAACGCAGACGCGATTTATTCACACTCAAAAACTTACTCAACGATGGAAACACAGCAGCAAATTAACGAATTACAGTCGCGCCAGTTGGAACTGCGCGCGATCATGGCATCGTCGGACGAACGGGCCGCGAAATGCTTCAAAAACGGAACGTCGTTTCGTGAAACATACCCCGACGATTTCGCCCGATACGAGGCCGCAAACGCCGAATACAACCGAAACGAACAGACGCTGGCCAAACTCGAAGCGACGCGAGAAGCGGAACGAGCCGAGGAAGAGCAGGCGCATAATATCGACGCCGTATGAACCTATTGACCGAACAATCGACAATGGCCGAAACCATCGTGCAAAACTCGACGACAGCAATATTGACGTCGATTTTCTATCAAGCTCTTGCGGATTCGATCATTTGGTTGGTCGTTGCGGCTGTGGTTATCGTCTGCGATCTCTTTTTCGGCTGCGAAGCGGCCCGAAAAAGGGGTGAGCGTGTGCGCATTTCGCGGGCGGTTCGCCGCACAGTCAACAAAATGTGCGAATACCTGTGCTGGGTCATGCTCGGCATTACTATTTCGATAGGATTTGCCGCCGACTGGCTGAAATACCTGATTTTCGCCATCATTTACGGTAATGAACTATCGTCGTGCTTGTCTAACTATTTTGCAGCAAAAGGCAAGCGGATAACATTTAACGTCTTTTCGTTGCTGGGGCGACGGCTCGGTATCGACGAACTCGAACAATGCCACATCGAGGAAGATGACCGGAATAATAAAAACACAGCCAACAAAGACGATAGCATAACTTATTAAAACCACGGCAATTATGGCAGATGCGCAAAAACTCGTTCCGTTCATCCTATCGTGGGAAGGCGGATATGTGAACGACCCCGACGATGTGGGCGGAGCAACCAACAAAGGAATAACGATTGCAACGTGGCGGCTGCACGGATGCGATAACGACGGCGACGGCGACATTGATGCCGACGACCTGCGAATCATAACGAACGAGCAATGGATGGAGATTTTCAAATGTCAGTATTGGGATAGGTGGAAGGCCGACGAGATCGAAAATCAGTCCATCGCAAATATCGTTGTCGATTGGGTGTGGGCGTCGGGCGTCCACGGCATCAAACAGGTACAAAAAATCCTCGGCGTCGAGGTCGATGGCATCGTCGGCCGCAAAACACTCGCCGCACTTAACAGCCGCCCCGCAGACCCGCTGTTCCATCAGATACAAGCGGCACGCATCGCGTTCGTCGAAAATATCGTCCGACGAAAGCCATCCCAACGGAAATTCCTGCGGGGATGGAAGAATCGCATTTTAGCAATTAAATTCGAACCATGAAACGTGTAATCCTTTTACTTGCGATTGGCTGCTTGTGTTGCGCGTGTGCATCCACGCGCAACACCTCGCGTTCATCCGCGCAGGAGCGCGTCGAAGAGCAAGCCGAATCGGAGCGGCAAATCTCAACGCAGGAGCAGGCGGAGGAGCAGCGCGACGTCGTAACGATTTCGAAAACCACGACGGAAACGAAATCGACGACAACCATCTACGATACGAGCAGCCCCGCTGCCGACAGCTTGGGAATCCCGCCGCCCCAGCAGACGACCACAACGGAAACGAAAACCACAAACACGACGGCAACCGTCGATAAATCCGTTATTCGTCAGATCGTCGACGAGCAATTACGCGAAGCCGCCAACGAACAAACCACGACGAACAAACAGGAAGACACAGGCACGGAAGAGATCAAAGAGGATTCGACACCGAAGAACCTGCGTTGGCTCGGCATCATTGCAATCTGCGCAACCGTCATCATGGGATGTTTTTTCGTACTCCGTTTTGTCGGTCGAAAATAATTTGTACCTTTGCACCGATGTCGTTTTACGGCATCGTGCGTTGTGCGGGTGTTGCTTCGGCGACCCCGCATTTTTGCAAAAGTTGTCAGATTGTTGTCAAATATTTTTCGGCTCAATTCGCAATTTGCTGAATATATGGCTTGTAGAATAGATAAATACAAGGTTTCCTAACCTAAATTCGCGTTCGAGTCGCGGTGGGGCTACAAGAAAGGAGGAATCAATATCCCTCCTTTTTT